GATATTCGATTGACGTTCCAATAGTTCTAAATAGCGTAGACTTTGAGAACCACTCTGATGGTTCTCTTACTGATCGTAGAAAGATGGTGTGGACTCTTCAGTTTACTATGAAGATCCAGTACAGCGGTCCAATGATCACTGGTCGTAAGGTTATTAAGCTAGTTAGCGTTAGTGTTAATGACAGCAGAATAGGTGTCCAAAACGACGTTGTAGTAGAGACCAGACCGGGATTGACTGCGAATGGAACTCCTACTACATCGATCGACGATACTATACCGTATACGGAAATTGAGGCGACTGACGACTTCGGTTACATCACTCGATTCCTAGGAGAAGACGAATGAGTGATGACATAATCAAGAGAGCACTCGGCATGGGTGTTCACGACTCAGATGGTGATGATGCTAGAGCACTAGTACCATATGAGCCAGAGCAAGAAGTAGTGTCTGGTGTCAGCGAAGAAGTAGACAGGGATGTTAGTTTCGCGCGCGACAACATGATTGAGCTTATCGCTCAGAGTAGTGAGGCTATTGCTGAACTACTCATGATAGCTAAGCAGTCGCAGCATCCAAGGGCTTTTGAAGTAGTTGCAAACTTACTTAAGACTAGCTCAGATCTTAACAATGATCTTGTAGGACTTCATAAGAAGAAACAAGATCTACAACCAAAGGACAGAGCTGCTAGCACGCCTCGTGTGCCTGGTAGTGTTCAGAATAACGTATTCGTTGGTTCCACTGCTGAACTTCAAAGAATGCTAGCAGATCTGAAAAAAGCTAATGAGTGATAGAGTAGAAGTAATCGAAGATATTGCTATTGCTAAGGGTTATCTCGGTAACCCGCTACTTAAGCGTGCTGGTGAGTCTGTTGACTGGACCGCAGAGCGAGTAGCCGAGTGGATGAAGTGTTCTCAAGATCCGATTTACTTTATTGAGAGCTACATGAAGATCGTTAACGTTGATGACGGTCTTGTTAACTTTACTCTTCATGACTATCAGCGAGACATGGTTAATTCTATGTCTAATAATCGAATGTCGATTATCACTACTGCTCGTCAGGCTGGTAAGTCTACTACGACTTGTGGATTCATTCTCTGGTATATTCTGTTTAATACCGAAAAGACAGTCGCTCTTCTAGCCAACAAGGGTGATACTGCTCGAGAGATT